TTTTAGATGAGTGTGATGTGGAGAGAGAAGTTCCGGTGTGTTTTGGAGACGTTGATATCTTTATCCGTCCCAGACCTCATACGGCCTCTCCCACTGGTGAGCCCCCTCACTTACATAAGGTTGATTTCACGTTTCATATCAAACCTGCCTCCCATGGTCCTGATTACCGATGCGTTGGTATTTTGGGTAATATGCCTTTCTCAGTTGGAATGCAATTTAAGTTGACTCCCTCAGCAGATGCTGAGTCAGGAGTCCTTATTGCTAACCCTGATGATTTGGCTGATTTACTCAATTCCCGCAAAGGTTATGATAGTGACTCATGGTCTGAAGCAAGTTCTGATAATGAAGCTGATGTCCCTGCAAGTTGGAGTGGCTGCCACAACTATCTACCTAAAGATCGTCATGTACCTGATTTGGGCGATATTGCCCCTGCTAGCACATTACATGCTGGCTTGTCTCAAGCTCTACACGATAACGTGTGCGAATGCTGGTCGAACAATAACTGTGAGTGGCATCATCCACCCAGCCAAGTTAGACTTGATGCTGAAGCACATGAGCGTGATCTTGTGGCTAATCAAGTTCATACTGACTATTACGATGAGATGGAAAGAGCCAGACGCCTCCGTGCTTTGGCTGGTTTTCCCGTTCGAAATATTCCTCATAATAATACACCAACTCTTTTCACTGGTCCTTATGCCTGGAGCATCCTTGATGCTGCCGAGGTATTATTTCCTTTCAGCACCATTGATGCTGTTGAGGTAGACGGTGAACCCAAGGAGGACTATGTTCTCCCTGATGGTTCTAAGTTTGAAGGAGGTGAGGATGATGATGATGTGGATGAGACGAAGGAAAATGTAGTTCCAGATGAAGTAAAGCTTGAGCAGAAAAAGCTCACTTATACCGTCGGATCTGCTATTCCTCTGGAGGTTTTAACATCTGTCCAAGAGAAGTTGGTTCTTCTCTCCCCTGATGATATTGATCATCTTGTTTTGAAACCCGACGCCTTTGAGGTCGTTAATCCTCTAGGTTGGTCGTATCCATCAGTATTTCGTCAGGAGTACCAAGTGACTCAATTCCTGAGTGACTTCTTGAACGAGGCTTCAGCTCAAATTCAGCTGGGAGTTTGCAAACAAAATTTTTGTGTTGGAAACCCGCTGGTTTGTGGTTGGATTCAGAATCGTCCTGAAGAACAAGGTCGTCTCACTAGTGCTTTTGTTACTGCGTGGCGCCAAGCGAGCCCACCGGACAGAAAGGATTTTGTCCGCATTTGGTTCACCGTCTTGGGTGTTTCTACTACTACTATATCTAGGCCGTCCAGAGGCCTTAGATACCCTCAAAAAGTCAAGGCTGGAGAAAGCTCTGTTGACTGGAAAGATCCGAGATCTTTGAATGCGGTGTGCCAAGCTGGTAATGCCCTTCAAAAACCTCCGAACGAGTACGCTGACATTGATATTCAGTTGAAACGTGAGGCTATAACAAATGACAATAATCCAGAAGGTTATAGCGATTGGGATAGACTCAAGGATTTGTTTTGTTACAATCCGAGTGTTCTGAAAGCTAGTGCTCTTTTTGATACCGTCACTGACTGGCTTGAATTGGCTGGTGAGGTGGCAATGGTTAAATTAAAAGAGATTAATGGATCATCTATTGTCCAAGTTTCCCGCAACCCTTTTGTGTGGGGAACTCTAGTAGTTTTGTCCTGTGCAGGCTCTGCGTCTCTCTATTGGCACAATAAAGAGAATATCAGAAACATGTTTGAGGCTGGTCCGTCAAAGGAAAAGTCTCCTGCTGCTGAATTCTTGAATTGGAGCTCATTGGCGATTGCCGGTATGGGTACTGCGTTTGCGCTTAATGGCATGGCTGACTGGAATGGTAGTCTAAAATCTGCCCAGAATTTATCTTTCCTCTCCCTTTTGATAGGACGTTGTTTGGAAGGAAAGTCTGGATCGAAGATTACAGATGACATTTATGAAACCGTGTTAAATGAGCTTACGTTTGCCCGTACAGAGATTACGAAGCGTCGAGTCTTCTACATAGGAGCTCTAAAAGAGATGTGCCATCAAACGGCAGTGGATCCGATTACGAACCTGGATGATTTTTTAATTCACCAGGATGCGCGTCGATTTATGAAAGCTATCTTTCCCTCTCTTAATCCTGCTGAGGATGAGGTCCAGTATGCCTTAGTTGGTATGCAAGATCTCCTTGAGCAGCAACAAAAAATTCTTGGTTTGGAAGCCAGGTTATTAGTTTCGGAATCTTCTCCAAACAAGTTGATTGCCAAACTTTGCTCATTCTTTTTCCATGCGGTGAATTTTATTGCCCCTCCCCTAATCATCTCCTTGCTGTGTGCCGGAGTATGGATCGGAGTTGGTTATTTTACTAGCCCTGAGTTTAAGAGTTTTATTGACAAGACAGTTATCGGGTCGATTTCCTTTGAGTCAACTCCTGAGAAATTGGGATTAAAACTCAAGGGTGCCCCAGATACCGTTTTGCAGTTTGTAGCTGATATGACCTTTTTAAATCAAATGCGACAAGTCATTGAGGAGGAACCTGTGCTCGAGGGCCGCAAGAGCGGCGCCGGAAATAGCAAAGGCACTTATGGCTTTGTTGATGTTTATGATGATGACACTGGCAAGTTCATGAAGACTGTCTGGAGTCCGGAGATTCAGTCAAAAGCTGAAGCCTTCAAGACCCATTACAATACCAGGGACGAAACCTTTGTAAAAGCCTACGTGGATACTGTCATTCTTCAAGATGACTTGAATAACTCCTTTTATAAGTTGAGTAAGTCTGAAGATTGGTGGAAGAACGAGGACGTCTATCAAAAATTTGCCCTGCTGAACCAAAAGCAGGAAGAGCTTAGATCTCGCTATGAGGATATCTATGCCTTCGCAGAGAATGCGGCCCGAGGATCTTCTCCTGGGACGTTTGCTTTTCGAGGACAAGGAAAGTCCAATGCAAGTAAGTTGACCAAAGGTGACTTTGGATCTGGTCCTAATGCCCAACAGGGTACTAAGGAACTTCGTGATAAAGCTCCCATCGCTGGTGGGTTTCCCATCAAACGAGCGAGGGCTCTTGTCGAGAAGGAGATTAAAGACCACTTTGCTGACCTTTTGTGGGCTAAAGGTGATTCCCTGAACGTCAGGATGACCCCTGGTAAGACCAAGGGATCCTTTGAGATTCAGGATGAGTTCATCGAGAAAACACAGGGTTGGCTTGAAAAACTGAAAGAGCTTGACCAAGTTTATAAGAATGTCGATATAACCCATCCAGCGTCTGATGAGATTCTAGCTCATTTTTATCATAATGCACATGGAGTTCCCGTTTGCATCCTTAACAGGAACAACGAGATCGCTATTGTGAATTATTATGAAGAGAAGTTGGGATTGGTCATTGACCGTGAAGTTGGTAATTATTTACGAACCCTTGCCTCGATGCCGAAAGACAAGTTTGTCTGGGCCAAGAAGGACCCCATTGTAAAAGAATGGACCTCCGAAGTCATAGACATTGCTAAGTTTTACTTTCCGAGAAACAAGGATGGCTCTCACAAGAGCAACGTGAATCCAACTGACACGCAATTGCTGGTGACCGAGGTTGAGAGACGTGAGAAAGAGTGGGAGTCTGCAAAGGCAACTACTAAGACTATTCCTCCAACTAAGGTTGTTAAGAAAGATGTTAAGGGTGAAGCCGCACCCGTAAAGAAGGTTGTTAACACGACCGACACGACTACAACTGAATCCTGGGTTGGGAAAAACGCCATTCGCTGTGTTAGTTGTTTGCACTTTCACTCTGAGAAAGGGAAGTGCTTTGGTGCTGACAAATGTCGAGCTCATCAGCTCTATTTGAAAGATCAATCGAAGCCTCTCTGTCCGGTTTGTATTGCATTCACTCGGGCTTCTGAAAAGAAGCCTGGAGCAGTAAAAGGCCCTAAACAGCCCTTTAAAGGTCCAGTTATAGACCTTTCCTCTTTCGATGAAGAGTCTTTACCCCAAACGAAGGTGAAGAAACCCGAAGTAGTGAAAGGCCCTAAACAGCCCCTTCAAGATCCAGTTTCGGATGTCTCCTCTTCCCAGAGTGAAGAATCCTTGCCCAAAACGAAGAAACCGAGAAATCGGAAAAAGAAAAAGGTTGCCGAGAATACAATCGAAGGACCCAGTGTGGTTACTCGATTGGACTTGGATAAGTGGTCAAAGTGCTTCTTTCAGCTCTTTGTCACTGATGAAAAACCTAAGTTCATTTCCAATTGCTTCTTCGCAATGGATGAAGCTAAGATCTACATGATTATGAATAAGCATGCAGTTCAAGATGGCTTGGTGATGAAGGTTCCCAGCCAATCTGGTCCATTATGGATTCCAGTCCCCAAAAAGGGCTGGTCATCATTTGGAGTAGATGGAATTCGGATGTCCTTTGACGACTATGTGGCCCTTGAGCCCATGTTGAAGAAGGCTTCGGGAATTAAACCTGCCAAGCTTGCTGCTGCCTTTCCTTTCAATGTGGAAAGATCATTTGCCTTTTTAACCCACCATTTCACCGATCAAAAGTTGTGTGTTCAGGGTGGAACTTTTACCCGTGGTCCTGCTGGTGAAGTTGAGCATAACGTTGAGACTGATTTCACATCGTGTGGTTCGTTGTTAATTGACTATGCGACTCAATCTGTCTTTGCCGTTCACTTCCGGAAGGATGCAACCCGAAAAGTTAATTTTGGCTTTGTCTTGCCCACTGTGGATTTAAACTTGCGAAGCCCCCTTCATTAAGGGGGCGTGGCGAAATCCCTCGGACGGAGATCTTATCAAAGTTCGAGCGCGCCATTTACACTGGTGTGGACACATATCAGTGTTTTGAGTACCTAGGCAAAATCGGCCGTGCACCTTTACCCGAGCATGCTCGGTGTGAACTTAAAGCCCCCGGTTATTTGCCCTACGTTCGAGATCCTTTCTTTACAGAAAACAAATCTGACATGGTGGCCACTCCGACCACCCGTGCTCATATTGACAAGTCTGTTCGCAAGATGGATATTCCTCCCGTGTACGATTTTCGAGCGAGGACTGAGTACCACCTGGCCCACAAATTTGTTGGTAGCATGTATGATTATGCGTTTCGTGCGCCTCATATGTCAACCGATGAGGTTTTTGCGAGTATGGATTTAACAAAATCTCCTGGTGTCGTTGAGGTCTATTATGGCTTCCGCTCCAAGAAAGAGTATCTTGATCGCTGTGGTGTTTATCATTTATTTGACGTGGCGCTCACTATGGAGCGAGTTTACTGGGGTGTCTCTGGCAAATTTGAGAAAGTTTTACGATCTCGATATGTTGAAGAACTCAAGCAACGTACGTTTATCATTGAGGGCATATGTCCCCTTTTTCACCGTAAGCGTCTTTATGGTGGACAAAATACACGACTTAAACTGCTTGGTTGGTCTTCCTATGGGTTAAACCCCTATAATGGAGGAACAAATGAGCTAGGGTCTATTTTGTCCAAGTTTAGGCGATTCGTCTTTGGCGACGGTAAGAATTGGGATCGAGTGTTCTCTGGTATGGCGGATGTTTATGAACTCCGTAATGGGTATGCAGAATTTGATCCATTTCGTCAATGGGTCACCGATTGTCTGATCGAGTCAATCCTTGTCACTCCTGATGGGGATATTATCTTGAAAGGATGGTCTAACAACTCGGGAAGTGGAACTACTACTGGGGATAACATCATCTGGATGTCCCATGTTATAGCGACCATTTTCCTTTACCTCTCTAAGGGAGACCTTAGTGTTTTCGATCACGTTGAAGTTCGTGTTTTTGGTGATGACTTCATTTGTGCTGACAACTTGCCGTTTTCGGACGAGGAAGTGGAAACAGCGTTTCAGACTGTGGCGACATGGTTTGGAATTAGTTGGGACCCCCTTGTGGTTCAGCATGAATTGGAGGGAGTCGAGTTTCTCGGCTTTCAATTTACCAACGCGGATGGGGCGTGGCTTCCTAAGTATAATCTTGGCACTCTTTGTGCCTCTGTGCTTGGGACTGCCGAGAGCATTGATGGTTCTGGTGAGATAAATAAGTTGTTCTCCTTGATGGTGATGAGCTTGGGCCACGGTCCAGAAGTTTTTCATCATTTTCGTGAGCTGTTTATTGATGTTCTCTATAATGGCGAGCAGAATGAGACCACGATCGCGTTTCAGAAATATGGGGTTCCCTCATTTTCCGCGGTCAAGGCTTTCTATCTCGGCTTTGAGTCCATCTCTCCGATGGTTTTTAACGTTTTAACATCGGGGACGTTGTCGTTCTCAGGTTCAATTTTGGAGGGTGCTTTTACCAAGCTTAATACAACGCGTTTGCCCAACAAAAATCTTAGTATGACTACTAATCCAGCTACAAGTGAGAATCGTTTCTACAAGGTCATGAGGAAAATGCAAATATCTGATGCCGGTCAACACTGGCTCGATGTTGTGCTTGATCCATTCAAGGACGTTGATTGTGGTTTGCCTGGCGGGATGCCAGATGAAATTACTACACCTTCGATTGTGCAGGTGATTCCAGGCTCGTTTGATGTCACTGTCCCTAGTGGCGTTAGCGGTGCATGGGATTGCAATATCTTTTTCGATCAGTTGTGGGCACCAGTCGAGATGTTCTCCTATCCTTTTAGGACTGTGATGGACAACAACGATGGCCTGTTTCTAGATCTTAATGGATCAACAACAGCCGATGGATCCACACGTGGTGGAATTCAAGTTCGAGCAGCTCCAGCAGGAACACCTCTTACACAGGTTACCGCTCAGGCTCCTTATGAACTACAGACGGATTGGGCTACAAACACAAATGGCAACACACAAGCTCGAATCATCGCTATGGGAATGGAGATCCATAACGTCACTGAACCCTTATTGAAAGGAGGTGCCGTTACAGTGTATCGCTGTCCACAAGGCGTTGATCGCGCACAAGTTGCGAATGTGATTGATTCTGCTACCCCCGCTGCGCATGATACTGCATATCAAGCTTTTCAACTCGTAGACCCACCAGACACTGTTGATGAGGCCATTGACCTCCCTCAGTCTCGAGGATGGGATGCTGATGATGGAGCTTATATTGTACCTGCGATCTGCGGTGCTACCAATGAGCCATCTTCTCTGAAGATCGTCTGTCCTTTCACCATTGAGGAGGACACTTCTTTCCTTTATGCTCCCAGTGCTTTGCAACAAAATGTGAATGCGACAACGTATAACATTTTGAATCCGAGCACTCAAGGATCTGAGCAAGAAGGAAGTGCTAAACTCCCGTGGACAGTTTCAGGTGCATTTTTCACTGACTTAAATAATTCCGCAAAGTTGCATGTTAATGTGGCATTGTACATTGAGATTTTTCCAGATAAGGAAAACCCTATGCGAAGAAGTTGTACCCCTTCTCCTGGCTTAGACGCTCGCGCGTTGAAGTTATACAGTGAGATCAAAGGATATTTACCCGCTGGAGTCCCCGTTCAGGAGAATTTCATTGGAATGTTCATTTCCACCATTGTTGGGATTGCCACTCGATTGTTTGCTGCCGCAGCAACAGTTGGCCCCTCGATCGTATCAGGAGCGAATGCCGTTTCGGCTGTGTCGAAAGGTGTTTCCACTATAGGACAAGGAGTTAACGCTGTAACAGGTGCGTTCAATAAGACAAAACATGGAAAAGAAGGAAACTCGATGGAAATCAAAAGGAAAGATAAACAGAAGAACAATGTTCTGGCTAAATCGCATCCTCTTGAGCAAAACCACAAGCAACTTCTCACCGCTCTTTCGAAGATTAGTTCTAGTCTGAGTCAGTTGAAGTCTAATGGTGTCAATGTGAGAAATCGCAAACCCCCGAAACACAGTCTCCCCAAGAAAGAGATTGCTGTTACTCATGAAGTCCTCACTCGTAATAAGCGCCCCCGAACGCGAAAGCGACGGGGCGCCAAACAATGAGTCTTGAGACCTTCGTG